TGGAAGAAAAAAGTAATAGAAAATACACATTACCAAAATTAAATGCTGATGTGCAAGTAACAAATAATAATAGTGAAATATTTTTAAAACCAAATGAGGTTGTATATTTAACCTATGTTATTAATGAGACAATACATTGTCAGTATGTAACTAAAATAATAAACAATTTTAATTTATCAAAAAAAATAACATTAACATTAAATGATAATATTAAAAATAGTGTTGGTGTTATAAATAACATATCTGTTTTATATCAAATAATGGATGGTGTTGAAAGTGAATATGAATTAGATAAATGGATGGTAATTGATGTTACTAATAAATTAAATGAGGATGAAAATAATATAATAGTAAAATTAGATTCAACAACCAAAGATTCATCAACGCCTTATAATGCAAGGGTTGATATCACTGATAAAAAAATAGGTTTGAATAAAACACTAAATGCTATTATTTCAACTTCCTATTCAACATCAATATTTAAAACAAATTTTAAATTAAAAATAAATTCAGATGAATTTATTAATAGTACAAATTTTAGTTATAGTTATAGTGATGTTATTGATGAAAGTAATCCAAATATAAAAGTTTCTGAAGTTGGTATTTATGATGATAACGATAAAATGGTAATATGTGGTAAATTATCAACACCTTTTGAAATAAAAGAAAACACATTAACTGACATCATTTTATCTATTGATTTTTAAAAAAAACTATTTTTTATTTATTTTAACAAAAAAAAATCTCATATTTATAGAAAACAAAATAAATATGAGATTTTTTCATTCTTTTAGTTCACAACCTTGTTTAAATGAGGATAAAATACCAAGTGAGCTTTTATATAAAAATATTTTATATTATGCAACTAGTTTAAGTTACATAAAGAAAAATTTTCCTAATATTGAAATTGTTTTACATACAGATAAAATAGCGTATGAAATAATGTCAATTCTACCATATGATGAGATTTATTTAAGTTTAGAAGGTAAATGTTTAAATAAAAATTTATTTGCTAGTGGTAAAATAGAATCGATAAAATTAGAGAACATTGATTCAGTACATATTGATGGTGATGTATTTTTATTTAAAAAAGAAATAATAGATTTTTTTGATTTTAACGATTGTGATGTTTTTATTGAAAACGTTGAATTTACTGATTTTTATTACCCAAATAATAATGTTTATAATAAAGATGTATTAAATGATGAATTATTAGGTAGTAAAGATAAAGCATTTTCATGTGGTATATTAAAATTCAATAATGAAAAATTAAAAAATGATTTCATAAAAAATTATGATTTTTTTGTTAATGAATATGAAAATCGGGGTTTACAAAAATGTGAATATAAAACCTATGATTTATTTTTTGAGCAAGTTAACTTATATGAATTAGTTAAGAAAAATGGTTTAAAATTTAAAACCTTATATAATGATTTGAATGAATATTCAATACGTAAGTTTGGTTATATACATAAACAAAGTACTATGAAATATTCTGATGATAATATTGAAAGTGTTAAGGATAGGTTATTAAAAAATGATGCTAATTTATATAATAATTTAATAAATAAAATAAATAATTTAAAAATATGGAAAAAAATATAATTGTTGGTTTAGATATCTCAACAAAAACAATTGGTTGTTCAGTGTTTGAAGACAATGGTACATATGGTTCGTTAAAACTATTAACACATATAACACCTAAAATACCAGTTAAAATGGGTAATGATTTATTTGAAAAAGTGAAAATTTTTGAAAGTGATTTTATTTGTAAATATAAAGAGTTTTTATTCAATAGGGTAAAGAGAGTAATAATAGAAGAACCACTATTACAATCCAATAATGTTTATACCATAGGTACTTTATTAAAATTTAATGGTATGATATCATATGCAATAAATAAACAATTAGGTGTTAAACCAGATTATATTAGCAGTTATGATGCTAGGCGTTATAGTTACCCTATATTAATGGAAGTTCAAAAATTAAAAAAGGATGGTACTGAAATACCAAAAAATATTTTACTAAAAAAAGATAAAGTTTTATTTGGTGGGTATTTAGATAAAATAACTGAAGAGGTTTTTAATTCTATTGACAATGAGAAAAAGAAATATTATAATAAGGAGAAAAATTTATATAAATTAGATAAAAAATTAATATTATTTGATTTAGTTAATAATGAATTTAATGGTATTAAATGGGATTACAATAAGAAAGGTATTTTAACTAAAGAAAATTTTGACCAAGCAGATTCAATAGTAGCTGTTTTGGGTTATATGAAAATGAATAATTTATGGTTAAATAAATAAAAAAAAAATATTAAATGTGTTTATTTTTAATGAAAAATTAATTATATTTATAAAAAAATAAAATAAAAGATATGAAAAAAATTGCAATAGATTTAAATGACGTTATTAGAGATTTTTATGATAGGTTTCACACTATTTATTGTTCATATAATTTAATTGACCCAAATACGTTTGACAGACCAATAATCAAACAAGATAAAGATTTATTAGAATATTACGATAAATTTAATAATAAAATTGAATTATATAAGTTTATGTTCGATGAAGCATCCTTAGAAATATTTGGTCATGCTGATTTAATGAGTAAAACAATTGTTGGTGCATTAACTACCTTTAACAATGAAATGTTAGATGAAGATGGTTATGAATTATACATTACTTCGAGGGAGTATGGTAATTCAGTTGGTGCAACATTTTATTTTTTAGGTAAAAATAATATACCAATTAATAGAGTTATATTTGAAAAAAATTATGATGAACTTTGGAAGCATTTTGATGTTATTATAACAACTAATACTACTATTTTAGAAACTAAACCAAATGATAAAATCACCATTAAAATTAATAGAGAGTATAATAAAAATATCGAATCTGATTTTGAATTTAATAATTTACAAGATTGTATATTAAGTGCTAGTGGGTTAATTGAAATGTTAGAAAATAAATAAAAAATAAATAAATATGTCAAAAAAAGAAGGTAAAGAAAAAGAATTACTTGATAGAGTTAATACTATTTTATCAAATATTGAAAATAAAAAATATACGTTTTATTTCTATTGTACGGACACCAAAGGTTATTCAGTTGGTAGTGTTTCACAAACATATAAACAAGCTAAAATATTAAATGATAATGGCTTTAATGTTTGTATGTTATATGATAATGATAAATATGTAAGTGTAGGTAAATGGCTTGGGGAAGAATTTGATAAACTACCACATTTATCCTTATTAAAAGATGGTAAACCAACTGATATACAAATTAAACCAGAAGATTATTTGATAGTACCAGAAGTTTATGCTAATATAATGCAACAAACTAGTACATTACCGTGTAAGAAAATTGTATTATGTCAAAATTACAGTTATATTAGTGAGGTTTTACCTATTGATAAAACTTGGGGTAATTATGGTTACAACGATGTTATAACAACATCTAAAGAGATGGAAAGTTTAATAACATCTATATTCCCAACAATAAAAACACATGTAGTTGATTTAATTTTTAATGATAAAATACTAACAAAACCAATTGAAACAAAAAAACCTATCATATCATTTGTAACAAAGGACCAAAGTGATTTTAGGGTTATATTAAATAGGTTTTTTAGAAAATACCCAATATTTAGGTGGTTTACACCTAGAGAATTAAGGGGTTTAACTGAAGAAGAATATGCAGAAGCAATTAAAGAATCTTCAGTTGTTGTTTGGGTAGACAAAAGAAGTAGTTTCGGTGCAGTTCCCATTGAAGCTATGAAATGTGGAACACCTGTTATTGGTTTATTACCGTATTTATTACAAGAGTGGATGGGTGAAAAAATAGATAGTGAAGATATTAAATTAAAAAATAATGTAATTTGGGTAGGTAGTATATTAGATATACCTGAAGTCTTGTATAATTTCTGTCAAAGTTATGTAACAGACACAATACCAAATGAGTTATATGTTGAGATGGATAAAACTATTGAAAGATATAAAGAAAATGATGGGGTAAACAAAATAGTTGATATTTATACTAATATAGTAAATCAACGTGTATTAGAATTAAAAAAAATAATTGAATAATAAAATGAAGAATTGTACAGTAATTATACCAATCCACGAATTAAATGAAGATGTAATTAATTTATTACCTAATGCTTTGGAGAGTGTTATTAAACAAACAGAGGTTGAAATACCTAATATTTTAGTTGTAGTAAAAAAAGAAACAGAGTTATTAGAAAAAATTAATAGTATTGTAAAAGAAATTGATAATGATGTTGATATAAAAATACTTGAAAATGAAGGTAAAACTGATTATTCATCACAAATTAATTTAGGTGTTGAGAATATTAAAACTGATTGGTTTGTTACCTTATCATTTGATGATATTTTAACACAAAATTGGTTTAAAATACTAAAAAAAGAAATGGAAGTCAACCCAAATGTTGATATTTATGGGTGTTTAGTTCAAGAAGTTGATGAAAATGGTAATTTTTTAACTTTTACAAATGAAGCTATATGGGCAAATGGTTTTAGTGAAAAACAAGGTTATTTAACTAATGATGTTTTATTAGATTATTCGGTATTCACTTTAGATGGTGCTTTAATTAATAAGAAAAAATTCATTGAATGTGGTGGATTAAAAACAAACATAATTTTAAGTTTCATATATGAATTTTTATTGAGAGCAACAGCAAATGATTTAAAAATTTATTATATACCTAAAATAGGTTATAATCGATTCAATGGTAGGGAAAATTCATTAATAAAGAACTACATAGACAATTTAACACCAACTGAAATTAAATTTTGGTATGGTATTGCAAAACAAGAGTTTTATTATAAGAACGAAAGAGAAATTGTTTTAAACTTTAGTGATATTGAAGAATAATAAATAAAAAAAAAAATAAATAAAGTAGGTGTGGCTAAAAAAAATAAGATTTATTTTGGTGAGTTTGAAGAAGAACAATTTTTAAAATTCATAAACGAAGATAATGATTTTGAACGTAATAAAATTTATAGTAGGTATTTACATGAACCATTTAAAAGAATGATTAATTTAGTTTTAAAATCATTAGTTAGTATAAACCCATCAATAGAAACTTTTGATAGTTTAGAAGAACAAATGTTAGGTCATTTAGCTAATGCCATACCTACATATAAACCTGAAAACGGTCGTGCTTACACTTACTTCTCTTACGTATTAAGAAACTATGGTTGGGAGTTATTAAGAAATGGGGAAAAAATGCAAAACACTCAAACACCATTTGAATATAATGTTGGTGAAGATGAGTTTGAACATAGTGATTTTATATATGAAATGGATGAAGATATTGAGAAAGATGATAAATTAATTAAATGTGTTAAAGATAGGATTGAAAATACACTAAACAATAGGTTTGTTAATATAAAAGATGCTTTAGTTGGTAAAACATTAGTTGAGTTATTAAATAATAGTGATATAGTTATTGATAGTTTATGTGATAAAAAAAAATACGATAAACGGTATGTTTATACTTACATAAAAGAGCGAACTGGTTTAAAATCAAATGAAATTAGAACATCTTTATTGAAATTTAAAGATGTTTATATGGCAACTAAAAACGATTTCATTGAACAAAAATTTGATATTTAACTATTTATGATAAAAAAATAAAAATGAGTAAAAAAATTAACATACAAATAAACGATGAAAATACATATAGGTTATTGTTACAAGAATCCTATAATGATGCTATTTTATTGATTAATGAAGCTAGTAGACACATATCAATATTAGAGAATTCTACTGAATTAAAAGATGCTATTTTAGAGGATAAAACCAAATACACTAAAGCAATGACAGATTTATTAAAAGAAAAATCAAATGCCATTAAATTAAAAATATCTGTTGCTAATCAACTTCAAAATGCATTAACTAAATTAAATAAAGTGAAAAAAAATGATGGTGAAAGTGATGAAGAAACCTCATCGGATGGTAATTTTGCTGAGGTTTTAAATGCGATTAAAAATCAAAAAAATGGTGACATTAAAAATGGTGGTTTTTATAAGGGTATGTAATGAGTAAAGGGTTTACTAATATAAAAAACGTAACAATTGTAAATGAAGTTCATAATAAAATAAATAAAGGTAAAAAAATTGTTACTGAAATTAAGGATATTATAACATTAATAATATCCTATTTTTCTATTTTCGGTGCGGTTGATTTGTTACAAAAAAAATTAATAAATATAATAACTGAATCTAGTGATAAATTTGAAAATTTCATTAAACGGGAAATACTTCTTAATGTTAACAATTGTATTTCTTGTAATATAACACAGAAAATACCAAATGAATTTTTTTATGATGGGTTAAAAATAAATATTAAACATTTAGATATATTTAATTTATTCAAAGTTGACCCAAATAGTGATGAAGGTAAACAATTATATTTTGATATTGAAAGTAATAGACAGTCAAAAGATTTTAATGTTTTTATTTATCATTGCATAAAAAATCCAAACATTGAATTCAATTGGTTTAAATTGTTAAATATTAAATTCTTACCATATGATACGTTATTAAAAAAGAAAAATATTTTACATATTAAAATACATGAATCTTATTTGAATAAAGATTTAAAAAATTTTAATAGTGATTTTAGTGATTCATTAATATTAATTGATAAAAAAAATGTATTATCTTCGGTGCTAAATTTTAGTTTTAATTTTAATAAAAAGAAAACTACTTCGCAATTATATTTAGAAGAAGAAATTAAATTTATTGTTGAAGATATAATAAATTCAGATGATGATGAAGATACTGATATAGATGAAAACGGTTTTTTTACTTTGAAAAATAATTATGATTCTATAATTGAAAATGTTACTAAACAAAAATTTGGCTTATTAAACACTAAAAATATACAACAAAGTTATTTAGTTGATGAGGTGGAGTTAAATAAGTTTACTAATGAAATAATAGGAACTGAAGATATGGATAATGTGAATACATTAACTGAAAAATTTCTAAATAAATTACAAACACCAACTATATCTGCTGACATACAAAACACTGACATATCAAATAGAATTAATATAGTTAAAAATTTATTTAGGGGTGTTTTATTATATTTTTCTTGTTTATTTTTTTCACCTAAAATATTATTATTAGTGCAATTACAATTATACACTATGGTTGGTAGTGTAAATTTTAAAGATGGTGTCCCAATTAAAATTCTTATTGAATATTTAAAGAAAGTAGTTATTAAACCTTATATAAAAAAAATATCTGAAATGATTGTAAATGAGGTGACTACATTATTATTAACGATAATTACAGAACAATTAGTGAATCCAATATTAAAAAGAAAAATACCTGAAAAAATAAAAGAGAGAATATTACAATTTAAAACCTTAACAATAAGTAGAATAACAGATAAAACTAATAAATTAATGGATGAGTAGAATAATAGATAAAACTAATAAAGTAATAACTGAATTAATTGATAGTATAGATAAAATAAAAGTACCACCAATCCCAACTGAGGCGATATATTTAGCTGATATATCACATAGTGGTTTAGATTATGATAGGTTAAGTCGAAACATATTAAATGAATTAAGTAAAATCAGACCAGAAATACCGATTTCAACAAAAACAGAGAGTGGTGAGTCTTCTATTTTTGAACAAGTAATAATATTAACTTGTAAATGTTTACTAGAGGAATTAAAAAATAATGCGAAAATAGAAATCTCAGTTGCACCAGGTGTTCAAAGTGTTGTTACTGCAACTGCGGGTGGTGTACCAGTTGTAGGTAACGCAACAACATTAACATTTATTAAAGGCGTAGGAATAATATCATAAAGAAATATGGAATTAATAAAAATGGATAATCAGAAATTAGTTAATCGTATGATTGAATTAGAAAGTCTACATGAAAATGTAAAAAAAGATATTGAAGATTTAATATTTCTAATGGAGAATATTGAGAGTGAATATAATAAAATTATGGAGTTATTAGAAAAAAGGTTAGGTCTAAAAAAACAATGAAAGTAGGTGTTTCATATAATGTGTTTGATGGTGTTGAACTTTTATCAGGTTCAATATTGTCTTTAAAAAATCAAGTTGATTATATATCAGTTGTATATCAAAATATATCAAATCATGGTTTTAAATCAAACGATAGTGATTTTTTAATTTTACAAAATTTATTAACTAATAATTTAATTAATGATTTAATTTTATATACACCTGATTTAAAAAAAGAACCTTGGTTCAACGAAACAAATAAAAGGAATATAGGTTTAGATTTAAGTAAAAAAAATGGTTGTACACACCACATTTCATTGGATTGTGATGAATATTACATAGATGATGAAGTTGCAAAATTAAAAAAAGATATTATTTTTTATGATTACGATACAACTTTTATTGGTATGTACACTTATTATAAAAGCACTAAATATGTTTTAACACCGAAAGAAAACTATTATGTACCTTTTATTCATAAAATAAAACCAAATACTATGTATGTACATGGTACGCAAACACCTGTGTTAGTTGACCCAACAAGGAGAGTTAATACAATTGGCAAATATTATATAGTATCAGATGATAGTATCAATATGCACCATTTATCACATATTAGGCTTGATTATGAAAGTAAATTAAGGAATTCTAGTGCATATATAAATTATAAAAATAAAATTAAAAATTTAATTAATGTTTATAAAAATTTTACATTCCAAGAAAATATGTGTTTCCCTAATGATGTAAAATATAAATTAACTTATAATAATAACGATAAATTTAATATAGAACTATGATAAGTGTAATAGTATCAAGTAGAAAAAAAGATTTTGCTTTTATAGAACATTTAAAGAAAACATCAGGCATTAAAAATATTGAAGTTTTGATTTATGAAAACAATAATGAATATTCTTTATGTGAAATATATAATAAAGGTTTAATCGAGAGTAAAAACAATATTGTTATTTTTTGTCACGATGATATAATAATGGAGAGAAAAAGTTGGGGAAGACGTTTAATTAAAAATTTTGAACAATATAATGATTATGGAATATTAGGTGTTGCTGGTACTAAAAAATTGAACAAAAGTGGAATTTGGTGGAATGAACCACATAAAAACTATGGTATTGTTAATCATATTAATAATGGTCTTAAACAAGTTACTAAATTTTCTCATTCTCTAAATGATAACATAGAAAACGTTGTATGTTTAGATGGTGTTTTTATTGCGGTAATGAAAGATAGGATTAAAAAAAATTTTAATGAAAAAGTAAAGGGTTTTCATTTTTATGATATAACTTTTTGTGTTGAGAATTTTATCAATGGTGTTAAATTAGGTGTTATGACAAATATCCGAATTACACATAAATCAATTGGTATGACTAATGAATCTTTTGATGTGAATAAGAAAGAATTTTTAGAAAATTACGGTAGTTATTTACCTTTACAAGTTAAAGTTAATTTTAAAATACCAACAATTAATTATGTCCTAAAAGAAACGCCAAAATTAGCCATTATTATACCAACTAAGGATAATTTTAATTTATTATCGGGTTGTATTGATAGTTTAATATCCAATACAAAATATGATAATTATAAAATATATGTGGCTGATACTGGTAGTTGTGAAAATACTAAAGATTTAATAAAAAAAAGATATGTGATTGATAATAAAATAACATTAATTGAATATGATTATTATAATTTCGCTAAAATAAACAACGATGTAATAAAAAAACATATTGATTTAGATACTGAATTATTATTATTCTGTAATAATGATATTGAAATGTTAAATGATTCTATTACTGAAATGGTTAACCTATATTTACAAAACAAAGAAAGTGTTGGTACTATAGGTGGTCGGTTACATTATGATGATGGTTTCATTCAACATTTAGGTATTTATTTATTTAAAAATAAAAACAATAAGTTAGAGTTAACACACAACGCTTTAGGATGTGATTTCAACAGATTAAAAATTGATGATAGTTTTATTAAAGTAATGGGTAATACAGCTGCATTTCTAATGATTAACAAGAAATTATTTGAAGATTGTAATTATTTTAATGAAAATTATGAGATTTGTTTTGAAGATGTTGAATTAAATTTACAATGTAGTCTTAGGGGTAAACAAAATATGTTACCAATTAATACCTCCCTATATCATTTTGAATCACAAACAAGAGGTAAAACAATATCAAATAAAGATTATCACTTAATAACCGATAAAGTAAAATCAATAGGTTTATTTAATAAATTAAAAACAATATAAAATGAAAAAAATAAAAAAAATTTTAAGAAATCTTTATTTAACTTTCCACAACATATTTGTTGGGTTAGATATCGCACAAACAGAAATGTTAGGTCAAAAAACTCAATCATTATATAAAGATGGTGTATCCTCTGAAGTACAATCCGAAAGTCAAAACGTTTTTTATGATTTAAAACAAGGTAGAGTTACAAAAGAGGTTAAAATGTTAAGATATAAAATGTATTTAACTGCTTTGGAAGCCACAAAAAGGAAAATAAGTAATTTAACAATAAATGATTTTACTAGTGAATATAAAGTAGAAACAACAAAAAAATATAAAAAAAGAGTAAGTGGTGACCCAACAAACGATGAGTGTGTGGAAATAATTTTATTTAATAATTTATCGGTAATTGAAGGTACTGAAAAAACGTTTAATAGGGTTGTTGATGGTATTGAAAAAAATATTAACGTGGAAAGTAATATAAAAATAAATGTTAATAGAGGTGATAAAATACCTAAATTGTTTATCGAAAATTATGTTGAATATTTATATGTGCGTAAAATAGAAGGTGACAAAAAAATAATTGAGTTATATATAAATAAATATCAAAGTGAAGATATTTTACGTAAAAATGTTTTATTAAAAAACATCGAACGTAAAATGAATGGTGTTTACAGGGGTGATATTTTTGAAATTGAAAATATAACATTTGAAAGTAATAATTGTTATGGTATTGATGATTTTTATATATTAACATATAAAATAGATTCATTTTATAAAATAATTGAACATAATGGTTTTTATATAATTAAATATTATGCCACATTAGAAGATATATATGATATTATGTCTGATGTTTATGATGAAAATCAAGCCTTATTATATAAAAATAAAGAGTTAAAGAAAAATGAAATAGGTCTTAATGATTATAATGAAGATAAATATGAAAAAGATTCATTAATAGATAGACTTATCAAAGGTGATATTTAAAAATAACATAAAATAAAAATGAATACTTTAGATTTTTCAAATAGGGGTGCAAATAATCAAAATATAACTGATTTAATAACAGAAGGTACTGTTATTAATGTAGATAGGTTTTATTTAGATGGTACTATTAATGTTGAAAATAATGGTAATATAATAAAAGTTAAACCATTCTTACCTTTACATTTAATGGTTTTACCGAAAAATGGTGAAAATGTTAACTTAATTTTAAAAAGATATAATAAATCAGAAGAGTATTTATGGGTTGGACCTATAAATTATGATTACAATCATTTAGATAATGCTAATACTTTAGTTGATAAAGTTCATTATAACGGCAAACCAATTACAAAGATACCCGAAGCTAAAGGTATTTACCCAAAATTAGATGATGTTATTATTAATGGAAGGTATAATAGTGATATAATATTAGGTAAAAACAAATTAAGATTACGTACTGGTTTTCGCAAAATAAATGATTATAATGTATATAATAATAGATTACAAACATATAATTTATTGACAAACTATGAATATGGTGGTGTTGAAAGAGGTGTTAACCTTTTAGTTAGTCAACATATATTATTAGCTTCACAAAATGGATTAAAACAATTTGAAATTAATGATGTTAATGAGAATATTACGAATGAAACGCTAACGAAAATGATTAATGAGATGGAGTCTATGGTATATGGGGATAAATTAGTTGAATTCCTATTATTAATAGTTGATTTTGTATGTAATCATACACATAACTTTCATAAAATGAAAGCGGATAACACTGAAAATGTCAAAAAAATAAAAAGTTTTAACCTAACAAATATACTTTCTAAATATATAAAATTAAATTAATGACTGGAAAAGAAATTGTATTAGAATATTGTAATTGTTTTGCTGACCCTAAATATGCTATTGAAAAGTATTTAAGGACACAAGATGTTACATCTAATGGGTATGTTGATTTCAATTTATTTCCAAAACAAAAGGAACTCATAGACTCCTATGAAGTGTATCAAAAAACTATTGCAACCAAATCAAGACAGGCTGGTGTTACAACAGTTACAACCGCTTATTTTGCGGTAAAAGCAATGTTAGCAACATCAAATAACCCACAAAAAATTGTTATTATTGCAAATAAATTAGAGTCTTCTAAAAAAATATTAGGTCAAGTTAGAGAGTTTATTGAACAATTAAGTGAACATGATATTTTTTATATTGATGCTGATAATCCAGTAATAAACCCAAAAAAACCTAAAAAAGTTTTTTCGGTTGATTCTAAAATAGAATTAGTTTTATCACATAATAAATCATCTGTTAAAGCCATTTCTTCTGGGTTAAACGCTTCTCGTACATTAACTGCTACTTGGTTATTATTTGATGAAGCTGCTTTCATAGAGAAAGGGAAAATCATATATTCAGCTGCATCACCAACGATATCAACTGGTGGACGTGTAAGTATGATTAGTACAGCTAACGGTAGAGATGAATTGTATTACCCAACATATGTAGGTGCATTAAATAAAAGTAATGGTTACAACCTAGTTGAGATGAGGTGGTATCAAGACCCTAGATATAATAAAGGGTTAAAATGGATTAAAGGTGATGAGGTTATAAAAGAAATTCACTTTACATTAGAATCAATGAAAAAAATGATTGATGATGGCTATAAACCAACATCACCTTGGTATGAAGAAGCTTGTGCTTTGCAAAATGGAAATGAACGTGCTATCGCACAAGAAATTGATGTTAACTTCTTGAATTCAGGTGCAAATGTCTTATCACAAGACATACAAGATATGCAAAAGAATGAAAATGTTATTATTGACCCACCATATAAAGATAGTAAACATGAAGAATTTTGGGTTTGGAAAAAACCAGAAGAAGTTCTTAACCATAGAATTGTTTTATCGGTTGACCCATCATCTGGTTCAGGTGATGATTATGGTACTATAGAATTATTAGACATTGATTATGTAGATGAAGATGGTAATGGTGGTATTGAACAAATAGCACAATATTATGGTAAATTAAAACCTGATGAAATTAGTATAATTGCTTTGGAATATGCTAAAGCTTATGATGCTTTTGTCGTTGTTGATTGTATTGGTGGTTGGGGTTACCCAACAATAAGTCTATTTATGGAGGAAAAATATAAAAAATTATATTATGATACCTTGAGTAATGTGAATAATTTATTTATGAAAAATAAAACCAATTATATTTCAACAAATAACAAACCTGCTGGTTTTCATAATGGTGCTTTAAGAGAAACAATATTAGGTAAATTTGAAACATATACAACTAATAACATCTTAAAAATAAGGTCAATTAGAACACATAATGAATTACAAACTTGGGTTTGGAAGAATAATAGACGTGACCACACTAGAACTGCTCACGATGATTCAATTACAGCTATAGCACTTGGTTTATTTGTATCGGAGAATTCAAACAATTTAATTAGAAGAAGTATAGGTACTCAAAATAACCCTTTATCATTAATTATGGTATCTCAATATAATATAACTAAAACAAGTGAAAATATTATTACCAAACCAATCGAAAGTAAAATAAAAAATATTTCTGTTTTTGGTGGTTCTTATGGTTCAAATAATAATAGTACTTTTCAAGGGGGTGTTGATATAACTAACTATAAATGGTTATTAAAAAAGTAAAAATAAAAAAAATCTATTTATAATAAATATGGAAATGAATAAAGATATACAAATTAGAGTTAGTGAAAATGATAAATATATACCAATTAATATTTACCAAGATTTTGATTTTTTAAAAATATTATCTTTAAAAATATCACAAAGTGATTTATATTCAATAAAAAATAGTAATTATGGTGTATTAGTTGGTAATATAAAAAATAACAATGGAATTGGAATACCAAACGCCAAAGTTAGTATTTTTATACCTTTAGATGAAAATGAAAATGAAACAATAAAGAATTTATACCCTTTTAATGATATAAGAGTAAAAGATAATTTTGGTATGAGATATAATTTATTACCAAAACAAAAACAACATGAATACCATACACCTGTTGGTTCTTTTTTATCTTATAATGAAATAAATTCTAGTGAAATTGAATATGTTTATAATAAATATTACAAATATACCACAGTAACTAATATTAATGGTGATTATATGTTTATCGGGACACCTGTTGGTGAGTATGATGTTTTTGTTGATTGTGATATCTCAGATATTGATGTTTTATCAGTTAAACCACATAATTTAATTACTAATGGTTATAATGCAAATTTATTTAATAGTAAAACAAGATTTAAGAGTGATACTAATTTGGATGTTTTACCACAAATAATAAAAAGTAGTAGTAAAATATATTTAAAACCATTTTGGGGTGATAATGAAATAGAGGGTTCAGTCGGTATTAATAGACAAGATTTCATATTAGATTTTAACATAACACCTACAGCTATTTTTTGTGGTTCGTTATTAACTTTTGGTGATAATGCTTTTTTTAGAACGAATTGTACACCAAATACATTTAAGACAAGTGGAAATAATAATTGGCAGAGTATTATTTTTAGTGAACATAGACTTAGAAGTGGTGGTGTTGGTAAAATAGAATGTATACGTGAAACTATTAATGGTGATGTTGAAACAATTAAGGTCGATGGTGTAATAAACGAAGATGGTATTTTCATTGTTGAAGTACCAATGAATTTAGGATATAAAATTTTAGATAATAATAATGAATGGGTAGATAGTGCCAATGGTATTGGTATACCTACTAAGGCGAATGTTAGGTTTAGAATCTCAATACCAAGCAATACTGAAGATAATGAAATACGTTCAGCATTCCATTTATGTCCTAGTTTTGCGGATGAAAATGATGTTTGGAATTTTGATTTCGATATATCTGATTTTAAAAATTATAAAAGTGACAACAAAAAATACCCATTTGTTGAATTAGAAATGAATAATATTTATAGTGTATTTTATAGTGGGATACCTTATTGTTCACAAGGGGGTGTTAATCAAGATAAGGGAGAAAGATTTAATATGCAAACGCATTCAGTTATTTCTTTATGTAAAGATGGTTATCAGGGTGATGGTGTTAATAATCCCTTTCCATATCAAATAAATATTGGTGATGATATAAATAGCCATAATCGTAAAACAAGACCAGAGAAGTATAATTTATGTAATTTAAATGGTGTTAATGGTTCAATAATATTTTATCCATTTCAATCACATGATGGTCTTTTTTGTAGTTCTGTGTCAGGTTACAAAAACATGGGTTATTTAACAATTGATAATAATTTTGGATTAATAAAAAATATTATAAATAATGGGCAGGGTTTAATATTTAGGAATGGAAATAATTTTTACTATTGTCCTATTAAAATAAAAGGTGATGATAATACTTATTTTGAAGCGGTTTATGTTAATTATGTTATTAAAATAGGTGAATTAAAAACTGAGTTAAATTTAAATAAGTTACTCCCACCAAGTACTACAAGTAAAACGATAAATTTTGAAGCGAGGAAAAACCAACCTGATTTTTTATTTAAATGTTGTGAAATGGGTATTAAGAGTAATTTTAGATATGAAGATGGTAATACACCATTAACCAATGATGATATTGAACTTAAAGCACGTAGGGTTAATTTTTTAATTAAAAATAATTATATTAATCTTGATGTTATTGAGAAATTTATATATGATGATAAATGGTTTAATTATTCAAATTTTAATAACAAATATTATGAAGATTATATTAAAAGTGGGAGGAATTTTTTATTTTATTTTGGTAATAGAAAGGATAAAACTGTAATAGATATACTTAAATTAGAATATTTTTAAAAAATGATGAGACACAGATTAAACAAAACCGAAAGTATATTATCCGTAAATAAGGATATTTTTACAAATTTTTTATTAAAAAGTAATAAAAAAGAAGTTATTGATAGTAAATTAATAAAAAATTTCTCCGCATTAGAAAGAGAAGAACTTGAACGTGATTTATGTAACACTTATCGTTTTATTATAGAAATAGATAGTGAATATACTAACATCTTACAAAATATTACTAGTGATGATAGTTTAGCTGTTTTGAATAGTGATAGATTTTTAAGTAATTCACTTTATTATGAAGACGATAAATTCTTTTTTAGGTTTATTAGTGGTGTAAAAAATAGTAATTTAGGTAGAATAAAAATAAAGGTTTCTGATGATGTTTATACATACATTGATGATTTTTATGACGATGATAATATTTTAATTGAAATACCGATTAAGAATGGTGTCACAAAAATTAAAGTAAGTTTAAGTAGTGAGACATCAAATGATGAAGATTTTATTTGTTGGAAAATTAATGATATGTTTGATTTTGATAAAATTATTTCTGATGAAATAAATAATTTTACTGAGATTAATAATTACTATTGTTACTATGGGAATGAAAACAATAAAATTGAGAATCTAATTTATTGTGAAAGTGAAATGGTTTTGGATGATAATGGAAATCCACTAAATACACCACCCACTTATTCATATAAAATTAAAAGTGAATTACCAATGGTTAAAGGTGTGTTAACTTTAAATGTTAAAATAGGTGATAATACGAATATTGTAACTATAGATAATTTAAATAATGAATCTGATATATTCTTTGTTAGTAATAATGAAATAGAGAAAATCGAAATCTCTATAAATAATGATAATAATAATACTATGTATAATTACATATTAAGTGATAAAATAGTAAATAGCTAAATAAAATGGATTATATAACAAGTTTAAATAAAAATAGGGTTTTAAAAAATGGGGTATATGGTTATTACGAACCATATAGAATGGTTAATGGTCTAAATAAAGATTTTATTGAATTTGAACCTAAAAGGAATCGCTTTCATTTAGATAATAATGAAAATTGGGATATTAAATTTATGTATCCCTATAAAAAAGATAATACTAAATTTATAATTGCTGATGGTATTAAAATTAATTCTATTAAAATTATAGAGTTAAATAATAATAAATACTTCTTAATTGAAACACCCATAAAACATAATATAAATTTAAATGTTGATGTTAATTTAAAAATTATTGATGAAGTTAATGGTGTTAAAACTGAATACTTATGTCAAGTGTTTGGTCTTGGTGATGAAAATGGGTTAAATAGTGAATATAAAGTTATATTTAAAATTGGTAATAATAAAATAAATATTAATAGTAAAAATTTACGATTTAAAAGAACTGTCGGTAGTGTTGATAGTGAATACTATGTGAGGGTTTTTAAAGAGATTGAAAATACCAATAATAAATACATTGATAATATTATATTATCAAAAGGTTTCAATAAAGATAATAATTACCAAATGATTTTAGAGGATATGGTTGATGGTAATAAATTGAAAAATAATTATAATGGGTTACCATTGACTGATATATATATTTATTTTGAAAAAAAAGAAGACCCATTTTTTTTTACTAAAATAAGTAAAGGTTTTAAATTATTTGGAAATGCTGGTGAAACTAAATTAAATAATATATGTAAAATACATAATAGGGTTGATAGAATGGTAAGTGATGAAGATTTAGGTTCTGATTCTGAAGGTATTTATGGCGATATTTGTGAGTTTAATTTAAATGAATTTAAAGAATATGTTTTATGTGATGTTTATCATAGGTTTAACACAATAAATCGTGAATATACAATCGATAGTATGGGTGTTGATAATAAGATAAAATACAGTATTTTAACATCTAAAGGTGTTTACACTGAAACAGGTGTTGAAATAATAAAAAAAGATGTTATTTTAAATTACGATGTAACAAAAGAAAGTACAATATATAATACGTATGGTGAAACTAAAGGTGTTAAAATATACACATTGAAAAATGGTTCATTTAAATATGAGAATACAATCACACCAAATGAAGATTCTTATTATTTGGAAAATATTAAAGATTTAAAATTAAACACAAAAGAATTAATTGGTTTAACAAATGAACCTAGATTAGAGGGATATATCTATAAATGTCTTTATAATGTACCAATTAGGGAATTTTCAGATACTTTATTTAGTGGTGGTAAAAATAGTTTAAAACCAGATTATGCAAAGGAAGTGGTAGATGGTAGTGGGATTTACATATGGAGAAATTTAAAGGATAGGTCAAAAGATAATTTAAATTTACCAATTAAAAACAATTGCATTTATGTATTTAATAAAATTAAATTTAGTATTAAACGACAAGATATTGATGGTACTTACGGCTTAAATAAGGTTGATGATTTAACAAATGTTAATATTGATTATGTTGAAATCAACCCTGAAAAACAAAGTAATATTAAAACATTATGTTAATACAAAAACAAATTAATAAATTAGATTTAAAAAAAATAAAGAATAGACATTATAAATTAACAAAAAAATTTATAATACCTAAAAATAGCCCAATATCACTATTATTTACATCCAAAATAGACGGTATTGAGATTCAGTTACCAATAAACGTAAATAACAATCAAAGTTTTTACTTAACAAATATAAATGTTAATAATCTTAATTTTAACGTTGACTATGGCAATGGTAAAAATATTTTCCTAACACCAAATAAACCTTTAATATTTTTATTTAAGGGTAATGAGTGGGTTATATTAGATAAATTAAAAAATATAGAAATACCCATATTTGTTGAACAAGAATTAGATGTTAATTTAGGTTATAATGAAGTTATCGAAAATGTTGTATTACCCAAATTAATAGAAGATAACATACCAAAATCTGTTGATGTTGAAAAATATAGATTTTCATTAAATAAAAACGAGATTACTTTTAAATTAAATTTAAGGGAACGAACAATAGGTGGTTCACAATATTATAATACCTTTGATAATAAATTATTATTTAATAAAAATAGTATATTCAGTGATAATTCATATTTACAGTTGAATATATATTTAGATAATAATGTTAATAGGGTTAATTTAATAGGTACTAAAGAATTTTATTTAAACCCAAATATAGTTGGTGATGAAATAATATTTAAATGTAATAAACCTAACACAATGAATTTGAATCTTAATTCAAACGAATATTATTTTTATTATTTTATTGATGATTTTAAAAATGGTGTAAATACTATTAAATTATATGTTACTTGTACATTTTTCAATGCAAAAACAGGTAAAAGTATTTTATTGGTCAACAACCAAAATGGTGATTTATTTAATGAATTCGGTGTAATAGATAAAAATAATTTATTTAATGAAGTAATATTAAATAAAATAAGTAGAGTATATAATTTTAACTTTGTTGAAGTTGAAAATATTATAAATTTATATGAAGTAGAATAATGGATATAATACAAAAAAAAATAAATATAAAAAAAATTACAGGTATTAGTAATTATATTTACTTACCAATACTTTTATATTCTAACTATAAAATCGACAGTTATTGGGTTGATAATAACGATGTTAATTTAATGGTTGACAATAAAACACCAATAACAATCTCTGGTTTTTGTGAGAGTAAATTAGATGACTATGAAACACTAGGTATTGCGAATGATACTAACCTTGATTTTGTAGGCGTTGTAGATGGTAAAGAATATTATTCAGGTATATTATCAATAAATGATAATGTAATTGAGTATACGGACGGTGTTACATTCGATGAAAATAATAACGTTAATAAAGTAGATGGTATTATTTTTAAAGACCACCTAAATATTAAAAGAAGTTATAGAGATATTAAAAGTTTAGTTGAGATACCATTAACTACATTTGAATTTGTAAGTATGGGTCAAAATAAAAAACAGTTTAGATTAAATCCAAATATATATGTTAATGATAAAGAATTTGGTTTTATTAAACCAATAGAAACAGATGCTTCTGAAATAAATATTGATAGAAAACCTGAATCTATATTTCAAAAACATAGTGAGTTGTCAACAATTAATTTTTTGTAAGATATTTTAATATATATATAGTTTATATTTATTTTCACTTGGGTTTTAATTATATTTATCTAAAATACTATTTACAATAAAAATAATAAAATAATACTATGTCATTAGGTAGTTTTGGTAATATTAGGTTATCTGATATTGAAATTTCAGATATCGAAATTTTATATACATTTACACCATCAAGGAATGTACCATTATCAGGTAATTTCCAAAAATTAAATTCAATTGATGTTCTATCACAAACACAAAATCCAAACTCAATAAATGAGAATGAAATTTTACCTGGTTTTTACAATTTAAGATTACCAGTAGATTTTTTTAATGTGAAGGGGTTTTATTATATCTTATTAAAACCAAGAGAAATTAGAACTACTATAAAAGATGTTGGTGTATTATTCAATAACCCATCAATACAAGGGTTAGTTATTGATACACAAAATGGCTTTACATCTCAAGATACTTCATTAGGCAATGTTAATAACTCTTTAGTTGGTTATAGGATTGAATATATTAATAGTGTTGATAAATCTAAAATACCAAATAAATTTGTTATAATAACATCAAGTAATAAATGTATACCGATTAATAATATTTCGGTAGAAGATAATAATGCAACTAAATCTTATAAATTAGATAATAGTGGTTCTATTTTATTTTTAACTGTAACACCTAGTTCAGAATCTTTTATTACACCAAACACATTACCAAATATCGGGAATTTAAACCAAGATATTATTTTAACTAATACCAATATGAACCCTATAATGTTAGAATTAGAAGTTGTTGAACATGATATGGATACATTAAGTTGGGAAATGGGTGGTAATAGAATTGTAGATGTGAAAAATTCTATGTATACCATATATAACGATAATAATGAAATATATAAACAAGTTAGGGTTAGTAAAAAACAAAACTTTATCACTGGTGAATTTGATTACGAATTAAGTGAAAAAATGAACGATATTGATGAATCACAAAATTTTAATAATATAAAAGGTTTATAAGATGAATGAAAAACTAAATAATTTCCAAAAAGTAGCTAAAATAATTGCTGGTGAAGATTTAAATGGAGTTAAAAGTGTTTCATATGATGTTGATAATGTATCAACATATAACTCACCTTCTTTATTAACTACAACAGAAAATGAAGAAATAGAATATGAAGCAATTTTAAGAAAACAAACACAATTCTTACAAAACGGTTTTAAAAAAGCGGAATATGCGTCAGCACAACAAACACTTATTTACCAAGTAACCAGACCATTTCTATATAGAGAATATGACCAAATGGAGATGTTCCCTGAAATTTCTGTGGCTTGGGATATGATGGCACATGAAGCTTGTACGGTTGGTAATGATGGTAATGTATTGAATGTTTATTCAAACTCACCAAGAATAAAAGAGTTATTAGAGGAGTTATTTTTTGATAGATTATCAATCAATACAAATCTTCGCATGTGGACTAGAATGATGGTAAAATATGGTGATAATTTTTTATTATGTAGGTTAGACCCAGAGGATGGTATTATAGATTTACATCAATTACCAATATATGAAGTCCAAAGGAGAGAACCTAATCAATATTATGGTAATGCAAATACAACTAATTCAATAAACGTAGCAGGAACATCAATACCTTTAGATTTAAATGGAGAATCACCATTGAGTGTATTCAACAATAAAAGAAAGTATGTCTTAACGACAACAGCAAATGAATTTGAAGATTTCCAAGTAATACATTTTAGATATCTATCAGATGCAGTAACACTACCTTATGGTGCTAGTACAGCATTTAAAGCTAGACGTTATTGGAGAATGTTAATGTTATCAGAAGATGCTTTAGCTGTTTATAGAATTTATAGGGCTATTGATAGACGTGTTTTTAGGATTTTCGTAGGTGATATTGATGATGCTGATGTACCTGCATACATACAACAGATACAAAATCAAATGAAACGCAAAGAAATTTATGATAGTAAAACTGGTATGATGGATACTAAATTCAACATAATGGGTATTACAGAGGATATTTTCTTACCATTTAGAACATCTGATGCTGAAAGTAAATTAGAAATATTGAATGGTTCAAATAATATGGAAGATATTAGTGATTGTAAATTTTGGCGTGAAAAATTAACAGCAGCAATGAGAGTTCCAAGTGCATTTTTAAATTTTGGTAACCAAGATAAAGTTGCTGATGGTAAAAATTTATCACTATTAGATGTTAGATTTGCTAGATTTATTAACACAATACAATCTGAGATATTATTAGCTTTAAATAAAATGGCTAAAATACATTTAATTTTAAATGGTTTAGATGATGAAGTTTATAACTTTAAATTAACAATGAATAACCCATCTAACCATTCAAAAATAATGTTGTTAGAAGAATTAAAATTAAAAGCTGAATTAATGAATGTTGTTTTAGGTAATAATGATTCAGGCATACCAATTATGTCATGGACTAAAGCACAACGTGAAATTTTAGGTTTGAGTGATGATGAAATAAAACAAGAATTATTGAATATACGTTTAGAAAAAGCATTAAGTTCTGAATTAGAAAATACATCTGAAGTAATAAAAAAAACAAACATATTTAACAGGGTTGATGTTCTATATAAAACAGATGATGAAGAAAGTGAAACAGATAATACTAATGGAAATGAATTAGAAGATGAGGACAATGATACGGATGCTTTTAATTCTTTAAATAAAGATAGTGATGTAGATGATGAAACGGATGTGTCAAATGAATTAGAAAGTATTAATGAAGTTCTAAAAAAACAACTAAACAAAACAATAACAAATAAAAAACAAACTAATAATATTGATTTAACTAGTCATTTAATGAAGAATTATTTTGATAACGTTTTAAATAAAATAGAAACATTGAAAAATGAATTTTCTATTGATAATAAAATAAAACAAAGAGTTACTGATAGGGAGAAAAAACTTTTAAATGAAAATAAGACTTATTTAAATGAGAAAATAAAAAAGGCAATACCAACTATCAAACCTTCGGATATGAATGATGAAGATAAGTTATTATTGGAAAATAAAAATATTTAAAAAAAAAAAGAGTTATTTTATTAAAAATAACACTATTTAATAGTATAAAAAAAAATATAAATGAAAAATAAAGAAATTTTTAATTATGGGTTATTTTTTGAATCTTTTAGTGAATACTTAACTAAGCAATATAGTAATACTAAAAAAAATAGAAAAATAATGAAAGAGTTTATTGACATTATCAATAATAATGAATTACTAAAAGAAACACATTCTTTATATAATTTTGTAGAAGGGTGTAAAAACACTAATCTTTTTACTCGTATAATGAATGAAAGTGATAAATATTTAAAAGAGCAAACATTAAGTAATATAAAAAAATCTGAAAATTTATTAAAAGAATTTATGAATAAATATGATATTCAGATTAATCTTGAATGTGAGAAAAGTAATCTATATGAAGCTATAAATACATTATTAAAACCAACTAATAAACCAAGTTACAACATTAAACGTCAAAAAGCTATAAATTTAATTGAAAATTATATTAATAAGGAACAAAATAATTGTAATATTGAAAAAAAAGATGAGGATGTTGATAAAAAAATAGCAAGTTTCGATGAAATATATTTAGATTTAACGGATGAAGAGAAAGAAATTTTAGAATCAACATTACAAGAAAATGATGTTGAAAAACGTAAATTATTATTTGATAAAACAAAGAAAGAGTGTTTAGATAAAATAAATGAAGAAATAAAAAACAATAACGATATTAATGTTAAAGAGAAATTATTAAACGCTAAGGAAATGTTGTTGGATATGGAATTTGAAGAAAGTACTTTTGTTGAGAAAATATTGAAATTATACGAATTTAAAAATTAGTTTCATTTTATACAAAAAAAAAATAGTAAGAATAAGTTAAAAATATTATTCTTACTATTTTTTTTATCCTAAAACTTGGTTTTTTAACTTTTTTTAACTATATTTAATAAAAAAATAAAAACCAATTTTTTTTATGGGTAGAAATAGGAATTGTGATTCTAATTTTAAAATTAAATTATTTAATATGAAACCTTTATGTGGGTTAACTAAAATAATTAACATTAGTTTTTATGTTGAACCTAAGTCAACTAAAAAATGTTATTTAAATGAAATTGAAGATTTAAAAAATGATTTAATATATTTTATCAAAAAAAACATAAATACTGAAATATTTAAAAACGA